CTCTCCCTGGCAGTAAAGACGAACGGCAGACAAAACCTTTGTACGCCGATTTTTTTATACCAACACGCCAATTGATGGTGGAAGTTCAAGGAGAGCAACATTATAAATTCAACTCCCACTTCTTCAATAATAAGATAGCCTTCTTTAGAGCCCAAGCTCGTGATCGCTCAAAGTTAGAATGGTGTAAGATTAATCAACTTATGTTAGTTCAACTACCATATAACGAGTCTGATGAGCAATGGTTAGAAAGAATAAGGAATAGAATATGATCGACATGTTAAAGAATGCTAAGGATCTAATAGCTAAAGGTAAAGCTTTAGGAGATCCTGAGCTAGTACAAATGGGTATGGACTTGCTTGAACAATATAGTCCTACTGAAAAAACAATGGTAAGAGGCTTGGGTAGTCCAGCATTTGAAGAAAACCTACCATCTATTGATGGTAATATGCCTGAGTTAGAACCGGCTAAAGAACCAAAGTATGTGTGTGAAAACTGTGGTTATACTATGCCGGTAGATAAAGAAGGACGAAAAAAATGTCCAGAATGCAAGAAGCACAAACTAGTTTTACAACAGGTTATTATACCAGACAAACCTAAACGACCAAATCCTGAAGACCTTCTAGCTGCTTTTGATCAACAACAATTTCAACCAGCACCACAAAACGGCTTAGAGCAATTTAAAATGCAAGTAAGGGCAACTAGTAACAGTCGCATACACTATGACGAAAGCGGTAATCCTGATGGTGTAATAAGAAAAAGAGAGCCAGTAGATCCCAGCATGATCCATAATATGTGGAAAGATGACGGCGAAGAAGCGCAGGATCAAGCCAATGAAATACTCAAGAAATTTACTAAGGTTAGTCCGCGCACTAGAGCGCCAGTTAACTATGTAGAAGTAGAATGCGAAAATTGTCATAAGACTGAGAAACTACATCCAATTCATGCAGGTGGTCGCGGAAGACACATCTGTGAAAAATGTATTAGAAGAAGGAGTGGGCGTTAATGCTTGCTAATGTTGGTGTAGAAAGAGCCATCATTGCTAGCATATGTCAGTATGGTAAAGATGCGTTAATTGAGGTAGAAGATATAGGGGTTCATGCCGAGTCATTTACTCAGGCTAGTAACCAAGCACTTTTTACATGCCTCAAGGCCGTCCTAGAACGCCATGCTGAGATAGATCAAGCGTTATTGTTGATCTCTATAAAAGAGGCGGGTTATCAAGCCTTATTTGATGGTAGAAAAGACATAGAATATATTGGATCACTATTTACATTTCCTATTGTAGAATCCAATATTCGTCCTTTTGCTATTAAATTAGAGCGCCTAGCCGTAGCCAGAAAAGCTATTCAACAACATCGTGTAGCAATCGAATCGCTTGAACAAGTAAGCGGAAATGAAAGTATTGATGATATTATAGCTATGTCGGAGAATCCAATCTTCGATTTGATTATGGAATTAAACAAGTCCAAGGATAAAGGACCGCACGTATTATTTGAAGATATTGAAGCATATGTGCAGCATTTGAGAGAAAACAAAGCTGACCATATGGGAATTGCTACTCCGTGGAGAAAATATAATGCAGCTATTGGTGGTGGATTACGCAGCGGTGGTGTTAACTTAATTTCAGCCAGACCCAAGATTGGTAAAACTACATTAGGCAAAGAATTATTGTTACACTGTAGTAATAATCTTAAAATACCGGCCCTGTTTTTAGATACTGAAATGTGTAAGGAAGATCAAATTATTCGCTCGCTGGCTTCAACCAGCGGTGTGGCGCTGCAAGATATCGAAACAGGAAACTTTGAAAACAATCATTTAGCTTTAGAAAATGTAGAAAGAGCTGTTAAAGAACTTAAAAAGAATAAACTCTTACATTATGAATCTATTGCTGGTAAGTCGTTTGATGAAGTTTTAGCTGTTATACGTAGATGGATAGTTAAGTGTGTAGGATATGATGAAAATGGCAATACTAATAAGTGTATTGTGGTGTATGACTACTTTAAACTTATGGATAAGGCCCATCTAGAAAATCTTAAAGAATATGAGGCGATGGGTTATCAGATATCCAAGCTCACTGACTTTGCTAAACAATATAGCTTTCCAGTATTGGCTTTCGTACAACTTAATCGTCAACACGAGGTCAGTCAGTCTGACCGCTTGATTTGGATTTGTCACTCGTTCAGTAAATTTGCTACCAAAGAAGATGCTGAGCGTACTGATGATGGTGAGGATGGCGGCAATCGTAAACTAGAAGTATGTGAAACGAGATTTGGTGGTGGATTAGATGATCATGATTACATCTGCATGAACTTCGAAAGAACAATCAATCGAATTACTGAGGTAGGATTAGCTAGCGAGGTTCGCCATAGAGAACAACGTAATCGTGGCGAGTTTGAAAGAGTAGAAGGAAATGTTGTAGAGGAAACTCCTCCGTGGGATGATGATAATGAAGAAACATTACGATCTTGAAGAGATATCTGAGTTGATGATAGAAAATATAGTTGAACTATTTGAGTATTTTGATTTACCATATACCAATAGTCCACGTACTATATCATTTCCCTGTCCAATACATGGAAGTAAAAGTGACTTTAGTTCTAGCATTCTCAAAAGAGATGTTGGTAACTGGAAATGCTATTCTGCTCAATGTCATGAACAGTATGGTACCAGCAGCGGTGCTAGTATAATACAGTTTGTACAAGCACTATTAACTGTTCAGTATAATAAGAAATACACCTTTCCAGAAGCAATAGAATGGTGTCTCAAATTCATAGGGTTAGACCCTACTGAACAAACGCCAGATACTAATGAGCGTGTAGACTTTATTAAGTTGGTCAAGTATCTCAATCGTAAAAAGGAGGAAGCTCCTAATTTTACTCCGCGTGAATTGATTCGTAAATTCCTATCTATACCTTCTGTCTATTATATCAAGCGTGGATATAGTAAAGAGATTTTAGAAAAATTTGATATAGGATATTGTCACAATGAAAAAAAGCCTATGTATGATCGAGTCGTTACTCCGTTCTATGACGACAGTGGATGCTACATGGTGGGCTGCTCTGGAAGAAGTACTTATGAGCGATGTGATAAGTGCAATCTTTTCCATGATCCCAATGTAAGATGTCCTATTACTAAAGAAGAAAAGCTAAAGTGTATGAAATGGAAGCATACTTCTCTATTTAATGCTGATGAATACCTATATAATTACTGGAATGCTAAGGAGCATATTAAGCAAACTGGTACTGTAATATTAGTAGAAGGTCCAGGTGATGTATGGAGACTTGAGGAGGCTGGCATACATAATAGTATTGCTTTATTAAAAGCCGCCTTATCACCTGGACAACGTATGGCTCTCGAAGCGTCAGGTGCTATTAATTTGGTTATAGCAACGGATATGGACGAAGCAGGCATTAAGGGTGCTCGTAGTATATACGAGCAGTGTAAACATATATTCAACGCTATCAGGATTACTTACGAAGAACATGATCCTGGTAGTTTAACTATTGAACAGGCTAAGGAAATCTTTATACCTGTACTGGAGAAATTATGACAAAGATTTTAGTGTTAGCAGGCAAGAAGCAGTCTGGTAAAAACACAGCCGCAAATTTTGTGGTAGGCTATACAATTACTCAGTTAGGCCGTCAAAGTAAACCATATTTACCTATCCGTTTTACGATTGATGATGAAACAGGAGAACTAATTATTGGGCCTCCTAATAATCCAGCGCTTACAGAACAACCTTTGGGTGAACATATACTTAATTTGTATGACTCAAATTCAGAAATACAAATGTGGCTTCAAGATTGTGTACATCCACATGTTAAGCTATATGCCTTTGCAGATATGCTAAAGGCCACAGCCTCCAGCGTGTTTGGTATTCCAGATGAATGGGTTAACGGTACAGATGAAGACAAACGAAAAGAAACTCATATCAAATGGCAAAATATGGGCGCTTTTCTAGCCCCTAAAGTGGTAGCAGACCTTAAAAAGAGCGGCAAATATGATAAGAAAATGACAGTTCGTGAATTCTTACAGTACTTTGGCACCAACATATGTCGTAAGATATATGATGATTGTTGGGTAGAATCTTGTTTTCGTAGAATTGAAATTGACCAGCCAGATATTGCTATTATATCAGACTGTCGTTTTAAAAATGAGGTCAAGGCTGCAAAGAAACATGATGCGCGCATAGTCAAACTGACTCGCGCTCCATTTGCTAGTGATACTCACGATAGTGAAGTTGATCTAGACAATATGCACAATAACAATTTTGATTTGGTAGTTGGTAAAGATGTCACAATTAGAGAACAGAATCAACTATTATTAGATGCTATGTATAAATGGGGATGGTTTGAAGAACATATAGGGCTCGAAGGAGAATAATGTTAATCACATATATTAGAAGTTCCAGTTTTAACAACTGGGACTTTTGCCAAATGCAATATTATATGAACTATGTTCTTGGGCTACCTAGAGAAGCTAGTAAAAAGGCTGATAAGGGTACAACAGTTCATAAGGTAATGGAAATACTTGCCAACTGCAAAAAAATAATGCAGCCTCGTAGATTAATGTATGATATGATGATTGATGATGTAGTTCCAGAATTAGTCTGTGATTGCTTCATTGGTGATCGTCTTTATATTTTTAAAGATGAACATATTGGTAATGTTACATGGTCTGATTCTGAATTTTTAAAACCCTACGCTCTTACTAATGAAGAAGTTGATGCTATAAACAAAACACGTATCAACAAATATACTTACATGCACGACGCACAAATACCGTATGGCACAATACATTATGGTAAAGAATTCGTGGATGGCATATTTGAGCGCGTATACAATTATTATTCAAGTGAAGACTGGGCACCAGTAGACAAAAAAGATTGTTATAATTGGACCTGGATGGTTACTGAATATAAAAATGGTATATTTGATCCACGTAAACGAAATATTGTAGAAGCCGAACCTCATTTTAACTTTGAGATTGACAAGTCTTGGGCTTATTATGAGTGGACTCTGCCGACTGGAGAAAAAATTTCAGGAAATTTAGGAATAAAGGGCACGATTGACTTGATCACAGCCCATCCTGGGGGTATAATAGAGATAGTAGACTGGAAAACAGGACAACGAAAAGACTGGGGCGCAAAAATCAAAAGCGAAGAAGTCAAAACATATAAGAAACTATGTACTGACTTTCAGTTAATGTTATATTACTATGCTGCAAAGCAATTGTTTCCTCATGCTAAACAAATAATAGTTAGCATCTATTTTATTCGTCATGGTGGACCGTTTACTATTTGTATGGATGACAATGTAATAAAAGAAGTAGAGGACCGTTTGTGTGACAGATTTCAAGAAATTGCAGCTTGTCAACTCCCAGCCATGCAGGATGTTACGCAGCGAGATTTTCGTTGTACCAGAATATGTGACTATTACAAGATGGTCGCGCCTAATGGAGACAACATGTGTAAATTCATTCATGAACAAATACAAAAGAAGGGGATTGATGAAGTCACTAATAAATATACACAAGAGGGTTTCTCGGTGGGTGCGTATCAAGCTCCTGGGGAAGCGTCTTAGGTGGGAAGATTTGACGGCTGGAGAAATGCAGGCTGTTATCAATAAATTTATGGCTAAACAAAACAAAAAATTTGAAGAGGAAATACTTGGATGACATTTGTACCATTACATTGCCACAGTCACTTTAGTTTATTGGATGGGTTATCGCAACCCAAACAAATGGCTGAGCGTTGTGCTGAACTTGAAATATCAGCCTGTGCCATTACAGATCACGGATCTATTAGTGGTGCCGCTGACTTCATGACACAGATGAAGAAGAAGGGTATCAAGCCTATCATTGGATGTGAATTCTATGTTACTGAAATGGGGGCTGATCTTAAAGACAAATCCAATATTGTAACCCATCAAGTTATTCTAGCTAAGAATCTTAAGGGATGGCAGAAACTTATTCAACTAGTATCAGCTAGTAATGATAAGGACAGATTTTATTACAAGCCCCGTATTGATGTTGAGATGATGAAAGAGTATTGTGATGATAACCTTATATCTTTTAGTGGGCATCTTGGTTCTACACTTCATCTTAGAACTGGCAACTTTGGTGAAATGGAATACTATGTAAAGGTAATGCAAGACATATTTGGTAAAGAGAATTTCTTTATTGAAGTACAGTCAGTTAATAGCGACAATCGTGAAGTCTTTAATCAAATGTGTGCCATGCGTGATTTGGCTGAAGCCACACATGCTCCACAAGTTGCTACGTGTGATGCTCATTATCCATCTAAAGATAGGGCATTAGATCACCAAGTTCTTCTATGCTCATCTCTTAAAAAGACTCTTAAAGAAGCTCAGGCCGGAAACTCTGGCCTGGATGGGTTCTTCAAGACAGACCAGTATCATATTCCACATATTGATGAAATGATAAAGTATGGCAGTTTATCTAGCGAATTGGCTAATACCATTGCTATAGCTGATATGTGTGAAGATTATGACATAACAGGGCCTCCTAAGCTACCTAAGTTTCCTGACTGTGGTAAACTAAGCGAAAAAGAATATCTTAAGCAGCTATGTATAGATGGATGGTATAATAGAGAGCGCCCAGATTGGGAAAAATCCTTATATCAAGAACGTGTACGTCGTGAACTAGAAGTTATTGAGGGCGCTGACCTTGCTGGATACTTTCTTATCGTACAAGACTATGTAAACTGGGGTAAGAGACAGGGCTGGCTAATAGGACCGGGGCGAGGTTCTGGGGCAGGCAGTCTTGTTTCATATCTATTGGGTATTACATGTATTGATCCTATTAAACATGGATTGATTTTCGAAAGATTCTACAATGCTGGTCGTAATGCTCCTGGTCGAGTTTCACTTCCTGATATTGATGTGGACTTTCCTATTAAAAAACGCAAGTACGTGATCGAATACCTGAAAGACAAATACGGGCACGACAGAGTGTGCCAGATGGCCACGTTTGGACGTATGCAGGGTCGAGGCGCTGCTAAGGAAGTCCTGCGGGTACACAATGCGTGCTCGTATGAAGAAATGAATCTCATTACTAAAAACATACCTCAAGAAGCTGAAATTTCTGATCAACTTGAAGCCGCAGATGAAACTTCTATCTTGAGATGGACTCTTCAATATGATCCTGATGCACTATCTGATTGGTGTACAATGGATGATGATGGTAATCTAAA